TTTGCAGGATACCAAGAATTAGTTGGTAGAATGTTTGGTTCATTCATAGAATTCAAATGGAACACTGTAAATAAAAAATTAACACTTTTACAAAGACCAAGAGCAGAAGAAGACATACTTTTATATTGCTATAACTACAGGCCGGATTTTGAATTGCTTGATGATTACTTGGCAAAACAATGGTTAAAAGATTATACACTCGCAAAGTGTAAGTACATGCTTGGCGAAGCTAGAAGTAAGTTTGCTACTATTGCCGGGCCGCAGGGTGGTTCTGCCTTAAACGGTGATGCATTAAAATCAGAAGCACAAGCTGAAATGGAAAAACTTGAAACAGATGTTTCCACACAAGTTGGTGGAGGCGTAGGTTATGGTTTCACAATTGGCTAAAAATCACTTGACAACCTCAAAATAATCTAGTATACTAATTAGTATTACATAAGGACTCGCTATGATAATTGGTTTATGTGGACTAATAGGATCTGGTAAAGGTACTGTTGCAGATATCCTAGTAGATGAACATAATTTTGAAAAAATAAGTTTTGCTGATAAGCTAAAAGATGCTGTATCTGTTTTATTTGATTGGGACAGAGCTATGCTAGAAGGGGAAACTTCTGAAAGCAGGGTATGGCGTGAGCAAGAAGATAGTTTTTGGACAAAAGAAACAGGAAGAAAGATAACACCAAGATTAGTATTGCAAGAGTTTGGAACAGATTGTATGCGAAATGGTTTTTTCGACGGTGTGTGGGTAAGTTTTGTTAGGAAAAAGATAATTGAAAATCCGGAACAAAATTTTTGTATTCCTGATGTTAGATTTACAAACGAAGCAGAAATAATAAAAGGTATGGGCGGAAAAATATGGTGCGTAAAACGTGGTCCAGACCCTTTATGGTTTCGTCAATATGTAGATCTAGACATAGAACCAACAGATGTACATCCAAGTGAATGGCGTTGGGCTAAAGTTTCATTTGATCATAACATATATAACGAAGGAACTATTGACGATCTTAAAAGTCAGGTACAAGGTCGCCTTGCTTCCACTTTACGCCTTGCTTCTGCAGAAGTCGTTGGCAATTAGCACATATAGTTTTTAGATTATTATAATGAACGTTAGTTAATTTACCGTCAATATGATACACGTTAAACTGCTCTGGTTGGCCTTTAAATCCACATTTTTCACAAGCTGTTTTTTGTCTATATCCTGACTTATACCAAGCAGGTACTCCATAACCTTTGCCGTTGTGAATGCATGATTCACATTGTTTCCTATAATACACTTTACCTGCTTTCTTATAGTTGATAGCGGCAGGCTTTATCTTACAATATTCGCATAAAGGACGCATAACGTATTTAGCACACCTTTTTACCACCTTTAATCGAGCGTTTTCTATCTATTTTTTGTCAAATTCGTATAAATACTTTTAACAGTTGTTGACTATTACAGGAGAAAATACAATGGCATTAATATCACCAGGTGTACAAGTAAGCGTAATTGATGAAAGCTTCTACACACCAGCGGAACCGGGTACTACTCCTATGCTTTTTGTTGTGTCTGCACAAGACAAGAAAAATGCATCAGGAACAGGTACAGCAAGAGGAACTACCAAAGCAAACGCAGGAGTACCTTTCTTAATTACATCACAAAGAGATTTAGCAGACACCTTCGGAGATCCAGTCTTCAAAGTTGATACAAATAACAATCCTATCAACGGTGGCGAATTAAACGAATATGGATTACAAGCGGCATACTCATATCTAGGTGTAAGCAACAGAGCGTTTGTAACTAGAGCAGACATTGACCTTGCTGAAGTTGAGCCAAGTGCATCAGCACCTATGGCGGCACCAGCAGATGGTACATATTGGTTTGATACAGCTTTAACAAAATACGGAATATTTGAATGGAACGGTAATCCAGCAACTGTAACTGGTGGTCAGTCATTTACTAATAAAGTTCCAATCGTTATTACTTCCAAAACACAGCTTGTAGGAGAATCAAACACAGGAAATCCAAAAGGCTCAGTTGGAGCAATTGGTGACTATGCTGTAGTAACAACAACAACTTTAAACAAAGTGTTCTACAAAAACAAAAGCGGAACATGGGTAAAAGTAGGAACAGCTGATTGGGTTAAGAGTTGGCCAACAATTACAGGCACAGCGGCAAACCCAACTTTAACAAACGGACAAACTATCATTATAAATGGTACTACTGTATCATTATCTGGCACAACTGTTCAAGCAATGGAAACTGCTATTGACAATGCAGGTATTACTGGTGTTTCATCCGCAGTAATTGATGGAAAGATCAATATTTACAGTGATGGTTCATCAACTACAGACGGTTCAACAGATGATGATGGTGCTATTGTTATTAGTGCAGGAAACACAGGTACATTACTTGCTGACTTAGGTATTACAGCAGGAACTTATTATGCACCTGCTTTAGAAATTGCACCACATACACAAGTGCCAGGCTTTAAGACAGCAGATACAAAATCAAGACCAACTGGATCTGTATGGTTAAAGACTACAGATGCAAATCTTGGTGCTAACTATAAAGTTAAAGAATGGAATGAAACAACTAAACTTTGGGTTGATAAATCAGCACCATTATACAAAACACATAATGAGGCATTATTCAACTTAGATAAATCAGGTGGTGGAATTAATCTAGCACTTGAGCAAATCTATATCCAAGTACACACAACACTTGCTGAAAACGAAGAACTAGACTTTACATTGTTCACAAGAAATGCAAGTGGATCAACTAAAATTACATCTTCGGCAGTGACTGCAAGTTCTTTAAGTTCAGGCACTTATGCATTTACTTTAGCTGAAAGTATTGTTGGACAATCTGCATTAAATAGCGGACAAGTTATCAGTGTAACGGCGGCAGGAGCGGCTAGTGATGCTGATACTATTGCTGATGCCATTAACGCAGGCGGATTCACAAACATAGTTGCAAGTGTAGATGCAAGTAATAGAGTAGTAATTGAGCATAACGACGGTGGTGAAATTAGAATTAAAGACACTGGCGGAGCATTAGCGGCAATCGGATTTAGTGCATACAATTATTCTACTAAATTAGGTACAGCGAACTTGTACACTGCTCCAGCAGGAGATACAGCGTACGACTTCCATGCATCAAACTGGAAAATCTTAACTTACACAGCAGGAGCAAACGCTCCTATGGCTCTAACAGCAGACAATAGACTATGGTATAGTTCAATTGTTGATGAAGTAGATATTCTTGTACACGACGGTCAAACTTGGAAAGGTTATGCTAACGTATACAGTGACGCTGATCCAAATGGACCAATTGTAAGTGCTACAGAACCTACTCAGCAATCAGATACAACACCATTAGTAACAGGTGATATTTGGGTATCAACTGCTGACTTAGAAACATATCCACAAGTACACAAGTACAATGCTGATCTTCAGAAATGGTTAGCTTTAGATGAAAGCGATCAAACAACAGAAGATGGTATACTTTTTGCTGATGCAAGATTTGGTACAAGTGGCGGAACGGCTACAGAAGCTCCAACAGGTACTATTAAAGAATTACTTGTAAGTGACTTCTTAGATACAGACGCTCCAGATCCAGCATTATATCCAAAAGGTATGTTACTATGGAACTTACGTAGAAGCGGATTCAATGTTAAGAAATTCAGAAGAAACTATATAGACGTTACACAGAAAAACATCAGAATGGGTGACGTAAGTATGGCAACATACTATCCACACAGATGGGTAACTGAATCAGCTAATCAACCAGATGGTGCAGGTAGCTTTGGACGTAAAGCACAAAGAAAAGTAATCATTCAAGCTCTACAGGCAATGGTTAACAGTAACCAAGAAATTAGAGACGATGAATCAAGACTATTCAACGTAATGGCATGTCCAGGTTATCCAGAACTAATTGGTGAAATGATTGCATTAAACAATGATAGAGGATTGACAGCATTTATCGTTGGCGACTCTCCGGTAAGATTGAAGTCAGATGCTACAACATTAAACAACTGGGGCAACAACGTTGCGTTAGCAGTTGAGGACAATGATAGCGGATTGGTAAGCAGAGATGAATACTTAGGTGTATTTTATCCTAGCTTGTTTACAAGTGACAATGCAGGTAACAACGTAGTTGTACCGCCAAGTCACGGTATGCTTAGAACATTAGCATTAAGTGACCAAGTATCGTTTCCATGGTTTGCACCAGCAGGAACGAGACGTGGTGGCATTACAAATGCTAGTGCGGCAGGTTTTGTAGACGCAGAAGGAGAGTTTAAATCAATCGCACTTAACGAAGGACAGCGTGATACTTTGTATGCGTTGAACGTAAACCCAATTACATTCTTGACAGGCGCAGGACTTGTAAACTTTGGCCAAAAAACAAGAGCCAGAAATGCAAGTGCGTTAGACAGAATTAACGTAGCTAGATTGGTAATTTACTTAAGATCACAACTTAAGAAACTAGCGAAACCATATATCTTTGAACCAAATGATAAAATCACACGTGATGAAATCAAGGCTCAAACAGATAGCTTGATGCTTGAACTTGTTTCACAAAGAGCTTTATATGACTTCTTAGTAGTTTGTGATGAGTCAAATAACACTCCAGCTAGAATTGATAGAAACGAACTTTATTTGGACATTGCAATAGAACCAGTAAAAGCAGTGGAATTCATTTACATTCCATTAAGGCTTAAAAATACTGGAGAAATAGCAGGACTCTAAACGGATAAATAAAAGTAATAGGAGCATATAGATGGCAATATCAACACTTTCAAAATTGACAGTACCTTTAGATAGCAATGCGAGTGCATCAAATCAAGGACTGTTAATGCCCAAACTATCATACCGTTTTAGGGTATCGTTAGAAAATTTCGGAGTATCAAGTCCAACTACAGAACTAACCAAGCAGGTAATGGATGTAACTAGACCGAACGTATCGTTCGAACAAATGACAGTTGACATTTATAACTCAAAAGTTTTCCTTGCAGGAAAACATACTTGGGAGCCTATTACACTTAACTTGCGTGAAGATGTTAGCAACAACGTACAAAAACTTGTTGGTGAACAACTACAGAAACAATTTGATTTCTTTGAAATGTCAAGTGCGGCATCAGGAAGTGATTACAAATTCGTAACAAGAATTGAAATACTTGATGGTGGTAATGGAGCAAACGCTCCGTCAGTACTTGAAACATTTGAACTTTATGGTTGCTATGTTGAAAGTGCAAACTATAACACATTAAACTATGCTGAATCAAATCCTGTTACTGTAACATTAAACATTAGATACGATAATGCTATACAGACTCCACAAGGTACAGGAGTAGGAACAGCTATTGGACGTACAATTAACACTGCCATTACTGGCGGCGGTTCAACGTAATATTTCCAACCGATAAATTAAGGGCCTAAGGGCCCTTTTTTTATGACCTTATTATATACCCACTTAATTACATAGGATAAATATTAGTATGAGCTTCTTGAATGGATTTTTAGACAATGTAGTATCTGGGTCTCTTAACCCAAAAGGTAACCTGGCGGATTATGCTCACGCTGGAAGATTATACGTTGATGATAGTCACAGGTTATCTCCTAAAGTTAAATTTCTATATCATGTAAGTTTTAATATTAATTCACAAGCATCAAGTATAATACCACAACTATCACAAAAGCACACAAATGAACTTAACATGCTTGTAAAATCTGTTCAATTACCTGCTTTCAATGTTCAAACAGATGTGAAGCATCAGTACAATAGAAAACGTGTAATACAAAAAAGAATAGATTACAATCCAGTACAGATTATTTTTCATGATGATTCCTTTGGTGTTACAACGGCAATGTGGGAAGCATACTATAGATACTACTATAGAGATGGTAACTATACTAAGACTCAACCAGCAGGTTCTCCAGATCCTACTATTAGAGAGTATAAACAATACAATAGAGGAAGTATATTTGGTGCTAGACAGTATAGATACGGTTTAGATAACGATAGCTTTGCACCTTTTTTTAACAGTATCACAGTTTACCAAATGTCAAGAAAAAGATATACAGCTTTTACATTGGTAAATCCAATAATTGCACAATGGCAACATGATACAATGGATAATTCAGCCAGTGAACCTGTGCAAAATGTTATGTCATTAGAATATGAAACTGTACATTACAGTAGAGGACCAATCAGCAGTGAACCAAAAGGATTTGGCGTTGAACATTATGATAAAACACCTAGTCCTAATTCATTAGCAGGTGGTGGAGCCGCTAGTTTGTTAGGTGTTGGTGGAGTTATATCAGGTGGTGGCGCTGTGTTGGCAGACATCCAAGGCGGTAATGTGAGTTTTGGTACAGTTCTAAAAGCGGCAAACACATTACAAAATGCAAGAGGATTAACTTCATCTGGCATAGGAGGTGAGTTGTTAAGCGGTGCAATCGGAGCCATAGGTAGAACTACCGGTGTTGATGTAAGTGGTGTGGCCAATGTTGCATTTCCAAAAGGTGGTGGAGGAGGCGGTGGCCTAGGTACATTACTAACAGCAGGACTGGCAGTAGGCGGTGCAAGTTTATTAGCTAACAGTGGAAGTAGTGGTGCTTCAACAAGTAGCACATCAAGTTCAGATGCCAATGCAAATAGTGGACCTGATTTTAGTTCAAACGATTACATAGGACCTTAAAATGAGCCAAGTAAATTTACCAAAAAAACAAGCAACAGATAATGCAGATAAAACCAAAAGATATTTCAATTCTTTTTATGGTTATCAATTAGAATTTCCAAGCAATGACGTAGATGCAGTAATTGGATTCTTAGAAGGAAAAGGTTTTGACAAAGTGGCGGCTCAGTCCACAGGATCAATAATTTTACAACAAGCAAAAATAGATGGAATAAAAGTTTTTGAAATTTT